CTAGAATTAAGTTGTTACACTTTAGAAGATAAAAACGTAATGTTGTTACACTATCTAACTGTAACGGAATGCCTATAGGCACCCTAATAAAATCAACGATGTAACGTTTTCGTTACGTTTTATTACACTTTAGGTGTAACAGAAAAACCCTATATATATCAGCAGCATAAAAGCCAATATCCGGCCCTGTTACGTTGTTACACTTTTCCGAAGCCCCCCTACTTTCTCAGGCTCCCAGCAACCAACAATCAATGACTTACGTGCGTACCCTTGTTGGTTATCCGTGGGCCTTGAATAATCGCAGTACCAAGAGCCCGCAGGTGGGGTGGGGTGACCGCGAGCTGTGGGCGTGAGCACCCCCGCCGGGGGGCGTATGTCGGGCACAAAAAAAGACCACCCGAAGGTGGCCAAAGGCTGACGCAGTCGCCGAAATCTGTCAGGTGTCGGGGGAGAGTTCCCCCAGGGTGTAAGGTTTGAACTTGATCACTTCCTTGCCCACGATGTCGTTCATCTCCAACAAGCGTTCCTGCAGGGGCTCCAGTTCGTTGGCGGCGAAGACGCGGGCCGCCTTCTCTGCGTCACCGAAGCCGGATGTGTTGGTGGGAATTATGCCCATCAGCTGGGGCGGTACCCGGTGCCCGGCCAGCTGGTCATCGCGCGTGGCGTTCTTGATGTTCCAGAAATCATCCTTGGCCGCTACTTCACTGACCGGGATCACCTGCAGGCCGTCCTTCTTGCCATTGGGGGCGTAGACGAACAGGTTTTTGAAGTTGCCCGGGCCCTTGCTTTCCTTCAGCGCATTTCTCAGGTTGTCGACATCATCCGCGCTCTGGGTGGCGTCCGTCATGTACATCACGAAACCGGCATGGCTTCCGTTCTGGTAGTACTTGCGCCGAAACAGCGTGGCGGATTCGTTCAGCCAGGCAGACTGAAGCGAGCCCAGGTAATCGGGAACACCGTAAAGCTCCTGGTCAATGTCTGGCTCCATTAGGTGAACGACGCTCCCCATTGCGAATTCCGTGTGGTTCATCCAGTCATGAACCCACCAGAAGGATCCGGGCTTCACGCCTCGCCGGCAGTATTTCGCCAGAATCGGCTTCACCTGGATCAGTCGCCCCATCCGGTTTTCCAGTTTTTCGCCGTAAAGGTTGCCGAACACCAGGTAATCCATCGCCATGCGCGCGAAGTCTTGCCGGCTCAGGTATTGAGTGGGCTGGAAGGTTTTCACCAGAATGTTGCGCTTAACCTGCAATGCGCTGCCATGGTGAGCGGTGGATCGGTAGGACTTGGCGAGTGCAGCCATATCGACCGGTGGTTCGTAGTAATCCTGGCCGGCCATCCAGCAGCCGGTGTAGAGCATGTCGTACCTGTCCATCACCGGTACCGGCTCACCAAAAGTGAACGCTTCAATGCTTTTGCTCATCAGTAAATCTCCATCATGCTGCCACCCTTTTCGGTGGGCCCTTCGAGGGGTTCATTCGACAACGCGTGCATCACCGCCCATGCCAGATCGGCATGGCCGGTGTCTTCACTGCGGCCGGACTTGTAGGTGAGCTGTCTCTGTGAATCTGTCATGGCACGTCGAATCGCCATGAAGCTTTGCGCCATATCGCTCCAGCCGGCATCGAACTGGAGCCGGCCATGGTCGATGATGTTCTGGGTTTTGATCACCAGCCGGGCCTTCACATCCGGCGAGTAGTTGAAACGGGTTACCGACGGGAAGAACTTTTCCACCAGCTCCGCCACGGCTTCACCCAGGCCGGTAGTGTCCATGCCGATAAACGACACGTTATAGCGTTTGGTCAGTTTGCGTATCTCTTCTGCCTGGCGCTCGTAATCCAGGCCACGAAGGCGGACCTTCTCCACCACCCGGTGAGGTTTATTGGAGGATTTTGAAGGCAGAACCACCACCAGGCCGGCGCCGTCGCCATCGTCCCCGCCGCCGGATGGGTCATAGCCCAGCCACACTTCCAGATCACCCAACGGCCTTTCGGCGTATGGCTTTAGTTCGCGCCACTCCACCCAGCTGTCGACCATGCAGCGCTGAAGCTTGGCGAGCGGGAACACGGCGTGGGTGTCGTCAACGAACTGGCACATCAGCAGATTTGAGTATTCGTCCGCGGAGTACTCCATCTGCAGCTGGTCGATATCGAACAGGTCACAGCCGCCGGCGATGGCATCTTCTACCGTCACAATCTGGCGCCACTGCCCATCATCACATGCCTTTCCTTCAGCCAGCGCGGCGTGCGATGTGTCGATGGATACCCGCTTATCTTTGGCCCGGCGCTTGTTGAACTGCTCGCCAGTCCAGAACGGATAGGCTTCGTGGGTGATCGCGGAAGGCGTGGAAATGTAGGTCTGGCTCCACTTCTTGTGCATGGCCATACCGGATGCGACTTTCCGGAACTGCTGGAAGCTCTGGATCCAGAAGTACTCATCCATGTACAGATCGCCGTGATAGCTCTGGGCTGTTCGCACGTTGGTACCGAGGAAATACAGGGTGGCGCCGTTGGGCAACACCAGGGGATCACCGCGCAGTTCAACGCCGGCGGTGTCCTTGACGAACTGCACGATGTACTGCCGGAAAACGTGGGCCTGGGCTTTTGATGCGCTCAGGAAGATTTTGTTCTTCCCGGTGTGGAAGGCGTCCACGATCGCTTCGCGGGCAAAGTACCATGTGGCACCGATCTGCCGGGACTTCAGGATATTGCGGATCCGGTGGGTAAGCCCAGCCACTTTCCATTTGTGCTGGTAGTCGAACAGAGATTTATCGAAAGCGCTGGTCAGCTCTTCCAGTCCTTCATCACCGATATCGTTCTTGGCCTTGCGCGGTGCCTTGTTGCGCTCCTGGATGTTCGGGTTCAGGTCTGATTCGCGCCCGGACTCTTCGTATTTATGCACCCGGGCCAGCCGTTCGATCTGCCGACCCAGCAGGTCAATTTCCTTGAAGTCCTTCCCCTCTTTTTCATCCTTGAACACCAGCTGAACCATGCGGGCTTCCAGCGAGCTCTCCACCCGCTGGATCGGCCCGGCTTCGTCCCAGCTGAACCGCTTTTTCCAGTTGTGAAACAGCTGAGGACTGATGCCCAGTTCATCGGCAATGCGCTGCGCTCGCCATCCCATCCAGTAGAGGGTGCGTGCCTTCACAAAGTGATCGCGGTAATCCGATTCGACAGTCTTATCCATGCCGTCAGCCTAAAGGCTGCGGGGGTGGCGCTATCGCATGTTCATTTGTGAGGAGCGGCGTAACAATCGGCGGCGGTTGGCTTTGTCGGGCTGGGGCCCGAATCTGGTGGCACACGCGAAAGACAGCATCTCGCACCCCCGATTGGAGAGCAACATGAAAAAATGGTTTCGAGTGGCCACTCAAGGTGCCACTACCGACGGACGGGCAATCAGCCGCGCCTGGATCGAACAGATGGCCGCGAACTTCAACCGGGAGAAATACGGCGCCCGGGTCTGGCTTGAACACATGCGCGGCATGTTCGCCGATGGGCCTTTCAAGGCTTTTGGTGACGTGACTGCAGTGAAGGCCGAAGAGAATGACGCAGGCAAGCTGGAGCTGTTCGCGGAGATCGATCCCACCGAAGACCTAGTCAAAATGACAAAGGACCGGCAGAAGATTTACACCTCCATCGAGGTCGATCCCGAGTTCTCGGACACCGGCGAAGCCTATCTGGTAGGTCTGGCCGTGACTGATTCCCCCGCATCCCTGGGCACCGAAATGCTCCAGTTCAGCAGCAAGGCCAAAAACAGCCCGCTGAATGCGCGGAAGCAGCGTGCGGAAAACCTATTCTCAGAAGCCGTTGAAGCAGAGCTGGATTTCTCTGAAGCAGCCAGCGACCAGGCCAGCGGTGATCAAGGCGGTGAATCCATGCTGGCCAAGGTAAAAGCCCTGTTCAGCAAACACCGCGACGCCACGGCCGCCCGCTTCTCGGATTTCCGAGCCGATCTGGAGAAAACCCTGGAGCTGTTCGTGTCCGAAGGCCAGCAGCTGCGCAGCTCTATGGACGAAGTCCAGCACGAGTACGCCCAGCTCAAGCAGTCTCATGAAGCCCTTGAGCAGAGCTTCAACGAGCTGAAGAACCAGCTTGAAACCACGCCTCACCAACACAGTCCCCGCACGCCGGCCACCGGTGGTCAGGACGCTATCCTCACCGACTGCTGAAGGAATTCAGATTATGCGCAACGAATCCAGAGTACAGTTCAACAAGCTCCGCCGCCGGATCGCGGAGCTCAATGGCGTAGAGTCCGCCGCCGAAACCTTCGCGGTGGAACCGTCCGTCCAGCAGCGGCTGGAACAGCGAATTCAGGAATCCAGCGGCTTTCTGAACCAGATCAACGTGATCGGCGTGGACGAAGTCAAAGGCGAGAAGATCGGCCTGGGCGTGGGATCCACCATTGCCGGGCGCACCGATGTGTCAGCCAAGGATCGCACACCGCGCGATCTGAGCGACCTGGGCGCGAACGGTTATGAGTGCTTCCTGACCGAATTCGACACCGCCGTGCCCTACGCCAAAATCGACGCCTGGGCCAAGTTCCCCAACTTCCAGGCCATGCTGCGCGACGCGATCGTGAAGCAGCAGGCACTGGACCGGATCATGATCGGCTTCAACGGCCTCAGCGCTGCATCCGAGACAGACCGGGTAGCCAACCCGCTTCTGGAAGACGTCAACAAAGGCTGGCTCCAGCACTACCGCACCACTTCCCCAGAGCGGGTAATGGATGAGGTAGTGGCAGCATCTGGCGAAGTCACTGTTGGCTCAACCGGTGACTACAAGAACCTGGACGCCCTGGTTTACGACGTGGTTCACAGCATGCTGGATCCGTGGCACCGGGAAAGCCAGGATCTGGTGGTGCTGGTTGGCCGCACCCTGATGAGCGACAAGTACTTCCCGCTGATCAACAAGGATAACGATCCGACTGAACAGCAGGCACTGGATCTGATCGTCAGCCAGATGCGCATTGGCGGCCTGCAGGGCGTGCAGGTACCGTTCATTCCGGACGGAACCATGATGGTCACCACCATGGAAAACCTGTCCATCTATTACCAGAACGGCGGCCGCCGCCGTCACGTCATGGACAACCCGAAGCGCAACCGCATCGAGAACTACGAGTCTTCAAACGAGGCCTACGTGGTGGAAGATTTCGGTGCCGGCGCCGTGGTCGAGAACATCACACTGGTGTAAAGGGGGCGTAATGGTTAGTCCAGCCAAGAAGCGCTTCGAAAAAGTCCAGGCCGCCCGGGAGGCGGCCAGGGCCGAAGCACAGGAAAAAGCCCGCAAGGCACAGGAAAAGCGGGAAGAGCAGGCCGCAAAACGGGGCAGCGCAGCAAAGCCGAACCCGTTCCAGAAACAGCCATCGGGCGGCGGACCGCTTAGCCCGGCTGCCAAGCGCTATCAGCGCAAGCTGGTTGAAAAGGAAGCATCGGCATCAACACCCGATCGCCCCACGGGCGACGCTTACGAGCTGCACCTGGCAGCGATCATCGAGGACACCCGGCGATTGCACGACATCCAGAGCATCGAGCGCAAGGTAGAGGCCAAACGCGAACTGCTGCCCAACTACGAAGAGTATGTAAAGGGCGTACTGCAGGCCGCACCCGGGCACCAGGACGAAGTCCTGATGACGCTGATGGTCTGGTACCTGGACGTGGGTGATCTGGAAACCGGCTTGGATATTGCTGATTACGCCGTGGCCAACGGGCTGGAAACACCGGACCGTTACCAACGGACCACCGCCAACCTGGTGGCTGAAGAAGTGGCCGTGTCAGCGCTGGAAACCGAGGGTGAAGACCCCGATGG